GCTACAACTCGTGCATTGTTTGTCAGATACAAGTTATCCAACATCTGACGAGTAATAGTAGTCTTAATTAACTGAATGTCTGTTGTTCGGTCAGCAAGCGAGTTACCAAAGAACTTGTGTGGGATTGGAATAGGGCAGATAGAGTGGAAAGGAACATAGTCCACTTCCTCAATCATTTCTTTGCCTTTTTCGTCTTGCAGAATCTCGTTACTTGCGTAAAAAACCTGCGTCAGAGTAGCAATGCCTTTTCCATCTATATCAGTTTTGATATAGCACTCAAAGACCTCAATCTCTTGCATCGATGGGTCATCAGTCTGAACTTGATAGGGTTGCTCACCAGCAGAGAAACGAGCAACTCGCTCTGGCGTATATGCCAAAGCATCATCCATCTGCAAGCCTTCTACCTGCTCTTTGTTAAAGCCCATAGCAATCAATGCGCTACGAGTCAACATCTGACGATGTGCAACGAAAGGAGAATCAGCAATAGTACGAGCCTTCTTGCTAATTAAGAACTCCTCTGGAGGTACGTTCTCAATACGAACTTTGCCTGACTTTTTCTTCTTTTGAACTACGACATTATGCGTAGAACTCAAGACTGGCTGACCCATCTGGTCTAGGACTGGTTGTCCCATTGGGTCAAAGATTGGAAAGTCTGTCGTATCTTGCTCGACAATTTCCATGCTCTCATCACTCATCAGCATTGCTAACTCGTCATTAGACAAGCCAAAGTAACGCTCTTTAGTAATGTCTTCTTTGTCTTCCCAGAAAGCCTTAACAATGCCGTTCTTTTGTAGCAAGGCATCCTTAAACCAATCATGGAGAATAGCTACGCCTTCATAGTCACGATGGAACACCCAATTACAGTAGTCAGTCGCTTGTTTAGCAGACGCTTCATCCTGTGGGCCTTGAGGCTCAAAGACTACGATTTGGTCTGAGCCTGTAAAGATACGGACTAGGCTAGGCAGCGCACCATCAATGGCTTCTGCTACTTCACCTGTAACGATTTGTGACTTGCCCTCTACCTCGTTGCCATATGGCTGACGCAAATAAGCCTGTAAAGCCTGTTTGCGCTGGTCAACAGTTTCTGTTTCTATGTAGCCAATAGCATCATCAATCTCAGCTTGCAGGATTGATTTCAAGTCGTTCTGTTCCATTTTTGTCCTTTGGAGGGCGACCCATTCGGGGTTTGTCCAATTGTAATGCTTTTACCACATTTTCCAATACTTCTATACGCTTTTCAAGTTCTTTTACTATTGGGGCTAGATTTACCCCTTGACGTTCCATAAACATTAGACAATCCATTTCGGTGCTTGGTTAATAGGCTTAGACCATGTTGAATTTCCTTCATCCAATCCAAGGGCTAAGTAGCGGAATGAGTCCGAGCCATGCGATGACCAGTCATGCAATGGACGCTCATAGAAAATCTTACGCTTCTCATCGTAATCTCTGCGGTAGTTTCTCAGGCAGTTCAGCCCTATCTGGACTTTAGGCACATTAAACCAACATCTTGGCAATAGTCGCCTTACCGCCTGAATACCATCGTCTAAGCCCATTCTTGGGGCTATCTTTATCTCTAGTCCTGCTTCCTCAAGCATCTCTAGTCTGCTCTTACCAGAACCCAATTCTCTCACCCTAACGTCATGGGGCAATATATGCTCTGCTTTCTCATAGTCGTTATCTCGAATCCACTTCACATAGTGGTCAAGACCTACGCCATGATTTTCATAGTAATCAATTAAACGCACCTCAGAGCCTACCAACTGAGCCACCCAGATAGAAGTAGAGTCACCCATACCCAAGTCCCAAGCAGTAAAAGTACGGCTCAGTTCCTCTCTGGGAATGTCTTGCATATGGTGCTTGTCTTCCAGTTCATTGAGGATTTGCCCATAGTAAGAGCCTTCTACAGCAGCGTCAAAGCTACATTCAAACTCTTGCCTGTACTTATCTTCGCCCATCTCATTCTTGGCGGCTTTCAGTTCTACCTCATCAACTACGCCAGTCTCAGAGGCTTTGAACTCTAGCAAGCCCCATCCATCCTCATTCATTGCTCTATCACGCAACTCTTTGAAGTGGTTATGTCCTTTGGGTGTACCAATGAACAAGCACCAGCCTTTTCTGTCGGCTAGTGCAGGTCTAACAATATCAGTCCATATCTTAGGATTCTGGTCACCAATTTCGTCAAGGATTACCCCATCAAAGTATTGACCACGCAAGGCTTCTGGATTGTCTGAGCCATAAAGCTGGATACGCCTACCCCAGAAGTCAACTCGCAACTCAGAGATGTTATTAGTACCGCCTAGCGGTGTAGCGTATTTAACGAGATAGTCCCAAGCCACTCGTTTAGCTTGTCCATAGGTAGGTGCAATGTATGCGTATCTAGGTGCTTCCTTCTGATTGAGGATAGCGTTCTTGATTAGATGGTTAATCGCAGAGACAGTCTTTCCCATGCGCCTATGAGCAACAACAACGCCAAAACGCTTACTGTCCATCAGTTCATGGATAGCAAGCTGTTGTTTTCTGGGTGCGTAAGGAATCTCAATTACTTCTGCCATTGGACACTTATCTGAATGTCTTTACCTTCTTCTCCAGTTACCTGAAGTGGCAAGACTTTGCCGATTAGTCCCATGAACGCCTGTGGATGGCTCTCTGCTTTATCCATTAGATAAGTTACGCCACCTGCGCCTTCTAAAGCCTCCAGAATCATCTCTCTGAGCATTGCATTGCCCTTATCAAGACTTCCTTTAGGTCTTCCTGCGCCTTCTCTCGCTCCACCACGAGATGAAATGTTTGATTGTTTTTCAATCACGTTTGACTCCTCTAGGGTTGGTCAAGGTTAAATTATTTGACTATGCTTGACTCAGATAGTACAATAGCTACACCACATAACTTAAAGGACTATCATGAGAGTCAAACAATGCTTATTTTGCCACAAAGATTTTAATGCCGCAAAGAAAAGTACTAAATATTGTTGCCGTATTTGTCAATCAACGCATTTAGCGTCTATTCATGCAAAAGCTAATGGATTGAAGCGTAGGTCTGGTGAAACACTTATTTGTGAACATTGCCAGTCTGAATACTACCTAAATATAGACGAGAAACCGCAAAGTATTGTTCTAGGTCTTGCCTAGGACTTGCTCATCCAGAACGTGCTGAAAAAGCTAGGAACAATAGTCCTTTAATGCGCAGGTCTGGTTTATCAGAACCACGCAAATATAAAACAATCCGAATCAATGGGAAACAAGTTCGAGAACATCGCTATCTAATGGAACAACATTTAGGAAGAAAATTAGATAGAAACGAGCAAGTTCATCATATAAATGGAGACTGGCGTGATAACAGAATTGAAAATCTGCAAGTTCTGACAAATTCAGAACATCAAAAGCTAGAACTTAGCCTTTATAGCGGCCCATCTTTTTAGATGCTTCCGAAATTGCTATGGCGAGGGCTTGGCGAGGATTCTTCACGACCTTGCCACCTTTGCCAGAGTGAAGTTCACCCTTACCAAATTCGTGCATGACAGTAGCTACTTTAGCTTTGCCAACTTTGTTCATCTTAGGAGTTTTCATAGTTTCACCATTTTACTTTGTTAGCCCAATATGCTGCACTCATCTTACCTTTGGCAATATTCTCTGCATGACGAGCCTTGAACGCTTCGTTACGCTTTGTGCCATCAGGTGAGCCTTTTACTCCTTGTTGACCAAAGCGAATTAGCTTAACCTCATCTCCATTCTTTGCTAAAACAGCGTGAGACTTAGTTTTGTGGTCAGGAGTTCTCTTAGGCTTGTTATAGCCAGAAAACTGTTCTGTGCCTCGTTTAATCATTTCTTACTAGGCTTAGAAAACTTATATGCCATGCTTTGCCAGCCGTTAGCCTTGGCTTTCTTCTCGGCTTCCTTTTTGGCTTTTTCAGCCATCTTAGGAGTAATCATTTTCTGGTTAGTCGTTCCCATTTTCTTCCTCCATCATGCCATTCTCATAACCTTCTTCTTCGGCTTCTGGCTGGCAACCCTTTTCCCATGCTCGGCAGGTACGCAAGTGATGGCAAATAAAGTCCCACTTAGAACACCAGCCACGACCACCACCATCGGCATCAAATCGGTCTTCAGGGATTGATTCCATCTTAGCCAGCATATCTGGGCTATCGTTGAAATACTCGCAGTTAGCGCAGAGATTACGCTTTGCTTGCTCTGGAGCAATGCGCCATACCTTAGACAAGGT